GGATTTCGTCTGCGAAGCTGCGCCGGTTGTCGGCAACGCGATTCGCCGCCGTGAGCGGGTTGGCCGCGGTCACGCCGCTGTAGAACCACCAGCCGGCCGTGCGGTCTTGGGTGAACCACGACACTCCTGCCGCTTTCATGGCGATGTAGTCCGACTCTTGCAGCGGGTTGGCTGCGAAGCACGCTTCTTGCGTGTCCACATTCTGGATGCTGGAGTTTTCTGGGCCACCGACGCTGGTCTGGTATTCCGATTTCCCATCGTTGAAGAGGTTCACCTTCATAGCCGCCCGGGTTCCGCACACGCTGATCGTGATGTTGGCATTGAGTTCGGCGCTGAACACCTGGACGAATGGCCCCGAAAGCCAGAAGCGATCTGCGTCGTCGCCGGTGATGCCGTCGGCCGCGATAAGACCTGTGTACACTCCCTTGGCGGTTGTAGCTGCCGAACTCGTGGTGGCAAGCGCCGGTGCCGCCGTGACACAAGCGACGCGCCCTCGGCCCGTCTTGCTCGATGCAATCGCGTTGGCCCAGAGCTTCGCTCGAAGCGTCTTGAACCCGTTCGTGGTTGTGGCCTGGTAGTTACGCGCAGACCAGATCGCGATGATGTCGTTCGTCGCGGGAACACCCGGAAGGGTCTTGTCGATGGCGTTGGCGTAGCACGCTAGGATGCGGTTCGCGAGCGTATCAGGGCTTGGCGCAGCTCCGCCGCCGGCCGGGGCGTAGGCGTCGGCTCCGGTCCCGGCTAGAACGATCGTCGATACTGTTCCACCGATGTACGATGCCACACCTGGCAGCGTCGCCGTGATCGAAGCGTTGTCGATCGCGGTGTCAATGAGATCCGAGCCGCCCGTGCTGGCCTTCGTGCCCTTCACGAAGAATGCCGTCACACCCGTCGTGGCGCCGGTGGCTACATAGGTGAGTTCCCCGGATGCAGCACTCTGTGTGAACTTGACGCCGCAGGTGACGGCGTTGGCGACGACCGCAGTTCCCGTTGGGATCGTAACCTGCTGACTGGTAGCGATGATCTTCGTGGCAGTTCCGATCGCTTGATCGGCAAACCTGGTGCCAGAAGGAATCACGATATCCTTGTTTGTTACTCCAGCGGCCTGGTCCGCAGCGGCCACCACGACGTCGAACTTCACGAACATCTTGGTCACGCTGGAGTTGCCAGTCACCATGTCGCAGTCGACACGCTGAATTACCAAGCCGGAGAAGCTCTTGCCCTTCAGCTCGGCCCATACGTTACCGTCGAACGTGATTGCTGAACCATCCTGTTCGGACAGCGTTGGGTCTACTCCGCCCTGACTCAAGAGCGTGAACCGGTTGGAATCGCCGACGTAGTAGCTCGTGATGTCGCTCGGCGCAGTCACAATCGTTGGAGTGAACGGCCCTTGAAGGCACTCTCCGACAATGCATGCACGTCCTCGTCCTGGACCTACAGGCTGATTGACACCCGCATTGTCGACCGCAACGATTCGCTCGAGCTCGGTGAGCTTCGTCAGGGTCGGCATCGAAGTGGTTCGCAAAATGAACATGACTAGCTCCTTGTGCCGTTGGAAAAGGCGGCCGTGGTCGTAGAGATCACTCGACTGTCTTGCGTTTGCATTTGCTCCGTGATCGTCACATCGAATGGATAGACCGCTCCGAGTTGGACCTTGGGCGCCTGCATCGAAATGATGAACGTCGCCGAGCGTTGGTTCCGCATCGCCGAGTCCTCGGAGTCGCTGTTCGATCCGCGCAGAAGCGAGGCCCGCGCGGTCAGCCCCCAATATTCCGGCAGGTCGAGCAGCAAGCCGTACTTTGATCCGCTCGGGTCCATCGTCACGTTGCGCGTCTGGAAGGAATCCTCGATCGCCAGCTTGAGCAGCGAACGCATCGCCGTGCTGCCAGCCCGGATTTCAAGCCCGAACGAGTCGATCATTTCGGCCGTCTTGTACAGCCCGTAGCTTGGCGGGTCGGCCGTGCCCGTGTTGACGCTCTCCACGGTGTCCTCCAAGAGCCTTGGCGCGGATCCTGAATCGTCGTAGGTCCACTCGGGCGGAGCCGCCACGCACGCCGCCGGCGGGTCGTACTTGTCCTCGAATGTTGGCCATTCGTCGAACACGTGGTTGAACTTGATTCGATTCCCTGCGATGACGACGTCGATGCTTTGTATCACGCGGGCAAGTGCCATGGCGCACGCGTCGCGCACGTCCATGCAGGCCGACTTCGAATACTGCTCGGCGCGCATCAGCCACCTCCGCCAGAGATGGCCATGCGAACCTCGGTTTCGATGAGCGCAATGAGCCGCTTGCTGGCACGCGCGAATACGTTCTTCGCGGGAATGCCGCGCTTCTTTATGGCCATGGCGATGGCGAATGCGATCGACCTCTCGGCGCCGGCCTCGGAGAACTTCGCGATCTTCTTGTCCGCTTTGCGAAGCTGCGCCTTTGTCATGTTGGAGTACAGAAACTCCCTGAATTTCTTCTGCCGACTCGCGATGGTCGCCGTGAGTGAAGATGAACCCGCAGCCAGCCCCTTGCGATGCACCCATCCGATGATCGGCTGAATAGGAGGGAACTTTCCAGGCCGACGGCCACCGTCGATAACAGAGGCATATGGGCTCTTCGAATAGAGCCGCCCGCCGTCCGCGATCGATAGTGCGAACCATGACCGAGCGTAGCTGCCTCGGTCGAAAGGCCGCGGCGTCGTCGCGTTGATCTCTTCGTTCACGATGACCCGGCCGCGTTCTTGCATGACCTTGCGGACTGCATCCACGGCGGCGGCGTGCCGCTCTTTGGGTAGGTTTCTCGCCCAGTCACCCAGATCGCGCAGTTGAACCGAGCGCATCATGATGCGGCCTCGGCCTCGACCTCGTAGGAGGTCTCCTGCTTGGTCAGATTCACCCGCCAGTGCATCCCGGTACGGTTCAGCATCGGCACGCCGCTCGGGACGTAGCGCCGAGGCTTCGTCGGCGGAGTCGTCTGGCGACGCTCGCGCACCTCCCAGAAGAATTCGACGTTGCCCGAGCTCGTCTGCGTCCGCGCTGGGTCGATGAGGTCTGGCGTCCGCCCGGTCAAGTCCGCCTCGCTGTAGCGCTGGCTTACCTGGTCGATGAACAGCCCGCCGCCCTCGCTCATGCCGAATGCCGAGACGGCGAACGACGTGCTGAGCATATCCTGCACCCGAGGGGTCGGGAGAATTTCTTCCCTGTGAATCTCGATGGGCCTTCCGAGCCCACGCTTGCCTGGCCACCGCCAATGCACGAGCCAGACCTGATATGGCCTGACGCCAAGGTCGGTAGCAAGCTGACGAATGCGATCGACCGCCGGCCCGAGCGACTGCGCAAGGCTGCGCCTAACGGGCGACTCGGGATGAACCTGGGCGCTCTTGGCCGGTATCTCCGAAAGCACGTCGCTTGCCGTAGTTCGGGACTGCTCCATCAGGAGGTTTCCCCCGCCATCATGTAACTGACCGTCGAACCGTCTCCGACGAACTTGATGGCCGTAAATTCGTCGCCCACCGTGGGCGCGTAGAACATCTGCTTGCCGCCGCTGCTCAGCGGAATGGCATTGTCGACCCCCTTAGAACTGGTGAGCAGCATCGACACGGTGTTACCCGTGACCTCAAGTAGAAGCACCTTGACCTTGACCACATTCTCCAGATCGAGAACTTTGGGCGCTCCCAGCGTGGCACCGACAATGTCAATTGAGCTGGTTTTGTGAGCCGAGCACGTGATGCTAAAGCTCGAATCGAACGGTCCAGCCGCGAGCCCACCCGGCGCGCTGCTCGTCCCGACGGCGATTCCCGTGTGCTTGATGATGATGGGTGTCGACATTAGGCCCTCGCTACCATTCCAGTTTGCGGACCAGAAGTCAGTCCGTTGCGGCCTTGGAAACGCGCCGAGAACGGGTACAAAGGCGCGTGCAGCATGTCCGCTAGCCGTGTCGCCTGCCGGTAGTATTCGGTCTCCAGCGCATCAGCCTCGTCGCGTCGCAATTCGATGCCGTCGACTTTTGACGCCTGCATTCGAATCTGGCACTGGAAAATAGCTTCGTCGGTCTGGTCCAGACGACTGATGAGCATGCGGGCGATATCTTCCGCCTCAGGCAAAATGAGGGTCATCGCCCGGTCGAGAAGGAACATGAACTGCGTATCAAACGGAATCCCCTGAGCCAGGGACGCACCCATGGACGTATCCGGGTATCCGAAGTGATACCGAATGCGGGCGCGTTCTGAGAGGCTCAATGCCATGGCTAACCCTTGATGCGCTCCGTCTTGAGTACGCGCAAGAGCTGCGCGAACTCGCGCGAGTCATAGTGATTGGCGTCCAGGACGCTGCCGGCCTTGAACTTGTGCCTGCAGGAGCCGAGCATGACATTGCCGTCTTCGAGCACTCGCACCCTGTGGGAGGTGTCCACAGCCGGCAATGCAGGCGGAGCGTGAGTCTTCGGCTCGGGCTTCGGCTCTACCTTCGGCTGGGAAAGAGCTTCAACCTCGCACTGGCTCATGGCCACTGTGGCGAGCGGATCCGCGGGCACAGCAGGCGCCGTCTTAGGCGCGCTGTCCGCCTGTTTGCTCCTCTGCCTGAAGACCTGTTCGCTCATGTTAGCCATTGGGGTTGTCCTTTTGCTGGTCGAAAAAAGGCGGGGCGCTGGACTCAGGCAAACGCAGATACAGCGTTTATCCCACGCCGATGGGTTCTGCTTGAGCGAGAGTCCGGCGTCATGCTCGAAAGCACAGACTGGCAACTAGTACCAGCTCCACCAGTGGGTCGCGCATTTCCATGGCCACAGGCCAGGGTAGGCGTCTCCCGTAGGCCGCACAAAAATCCGTTCCAGGCACAAGGCCTAATCGGATTCGCCGTCATAGATGAGCGCGAACACCTGCTGACCAGAGCGAGTGAGCGCAATCTCGTCACAATCGGGCGACCAGTGCGGACCGTGACCGGCACGTTCGTATGGGCAAGCGCCGAAGCGCAACCACCATGCCGGCGGACCAGAACACAGCGACACGACCGCGTGTGTTTACGAGCCGAAGCTCCAGGCCCTTTTATTGCCCCGAAGGGCAAATCTTGCGCGCAGCTATCCCAGAGTGCCAGAGCACTCGCCGTGTTGGGGTAGCTGCACGATTCGCACATGAGTTCTCGAAAGTGCCTACACGTGCTCCACGGCCACAGCTCGCTTGAACCGCGCGGAATCGCCCGTGAGGATGTCGGTTCTGCAAGGCCAGTCCATGACCGACTTCCAGACCGATGTCACGATGTCGCCGGTGACGTTGACCGGGGCGCGGAGGTAGACCTGCACGCGGTCCACGTTCACCTCGATGCCGTTGTTGGTCAGGTTGGTGAACTCGCCGACTTGGCCGTTCACGCCTGCTTCGGTCACGAGTCCACCGAGTGGCCGGTAGTATTCGTACACCGCTTCGGCACCGATGAAGATCGGGCGTTGGATCTGGTCGCCGGTGGCGTTCCACAGCTCACCGCCGAACGCCTCGCCGGTGTCGGAACCGTCGTAGATGTTCTGCGATCCGCCGATCACGTTGCTCGACACTGGCGTCTCGGTGTCCTCGAACACGAGGCAGCCGAGCACCTCGCCCATCGTGAACTCCTTGTACCAGTAGTAGTCCGGCAAGGAGGTCAGCAAACGCTGGCTCTCGTCGCTGGCGAACAACTGCCCCTTCGAGTAGTTGTTGAAGTGCGAATGGTAGAAGCCGTCTTGGAACTTCGGCACGTTGTTGTCGGCCATGTGTCCCACGCTTGAGCGGAACAGGTCGAACGTGAACGTGTCACTGGATCCCGTGACAGCATCGACGGTCAAGCCGCCGCCGGCGCGGTTGATGTAGCTCGAGTCCGCGGTCCAGACCGGATCCCGTGCGGTGACGTTGGATCCGCTGAGGGTCTCCGCCACCGTCAGGGTTCCGGGCCCAGTCTCGTCGCCTGCGTAGGTCGGGGTGAACCCCGTGATCGTCAGCTTCAGCGTGGCGCCGCTGCCGTTCTTGGTGTACGCGATCAGCGGGTTGCTGGACGACACCGTGTCGAACCTGACCGCGGACCCGGTCGACAGGTCGGGCCGCCGCGCCGTGGTGAATCCGTTTAGACGCGCGACGGTGATCGTGCTGCCCGAGGTCGCCGTGACCGTCGCCACCGTCTGACCGCTCATGGCCGCATTGTAGATGCGGTCGCGAACGATGCGGTTGAGCGACATGCCGGCATCGAGACCGAGCGCTTGCATGTTGCTGACGAACAGACGGGCAATCGCCACGAGGTCCGTCACGGTGGAGATGTCGGGAGCACGACCGACCCACTGATGAAGCTGGGACGCCCATTGTTCGTATTCGACCGTCTTGGCCTTGGGCTCATCGCCCGGCCTGAGCGGCTTCATGCTCGGCTTCATGAGCCCACGCCCGGTGAACACCATGCTGTCGCCGACGTTGGCGGGCCATTCGACCGGCTCCGCTTCGCCTCGGAACAGGTTGCGCGGGTAAAGGGCGTCCTTGAACTCGCGTTGCAAAACGTTCTGCTGTACGAGAGATCGTACTTGCGGAGACTGCTGGATGACTGAGAAGTCCATGGATTTCCTCTTTCGTTTGTGTTCACCGGCACTTGGCCGTCGTTGCTAGCTTGCTCTGCCTGCGGTTGCCGTAGGCCGCGACCAAGGCTGCGCTTGCTTGTACTCGCGGTACTGCTGCTTGTTCATCTTGTTCACGTCCACGACCCCGGCTTGTCCCGCGGCAGCAGCGGTCCCCGCCGTCGATGGCGGAGTGTGAGCTCCTGGAACAGCCCCGGCAGTTCCAGTCGTGGCTGGCACGACCGTCTCCCCGAAGATGTATCCATGGCTCTTCCTCAAGCCACTGAAGAACGCCTCTTCATCCATCTTGCCCAGCTCTTCCTCGGTTTTCCCTTGGCAGTGCCGTTCATAGAGGGTGATTGCGTAGTCGGTATCCTTGACGCCAACACCTACGGCAATTCGCTCGAGCGCAGAACGGACCTGAATGGCGTCCCTCTCGCGTTCGGCTCTACGCCGACGCTTCTGCTCGTCACGAAGACGAGCTTCCGACTGCTCCTGCGCTCGCTGAAACTTCGCCCTGTCTCGTTCGAATTGCGCCATGGCCTGGCGGTCATTGCGGTTCTTCGGCGGAGTAGGCGGAGCCTCGGACGATGCTTGGCTGGTGGCTGGACGCGGCGCTTGCTGCGTCTGCTGGGGTTTTGGCCTTGTCAGAATGCCGTCGACGTGGGCCATCATGGCGGCGTGATTCGCAAAGCCTTTGGTCTGGGCTTGCGTATCAAGTTCTGCCTGGTAGGCAGTACGACCGCTCTTCTTCGCCTGGTCGAGCCGTTGCCTGAGGGCGATATCTGGGATCATGACGGTCTTGCTTCGGGGTGCGTTCTGCTGATCTCCCGCAGGTGGGAGCGTGCTTTGTTGCACTTCGGACTGGGACGGTGGTTGATTCGGATCTTGGGTGATTGGGTCGGGCATGACTCGCTCCTCGGAGCTACTCGTTTACGTCGCGGTCACCGGCTGTATCGTCGCCGTCGTCACGAATGACGACTTCAACGGGCTGGCACGCAAGGTATCGAGCCACGTTGTGCGGGACAGAGACGCCCTCGGAAAATCCGAGGCTGGCGCATGTCCCGCTGAGAAAATTCATGTTCGAGCGCTCGTCCTTAGACGATGTCCGCGCCGGCCGCCATGAGGCAGCTAGCTTTCTGCGAGAAGTCGGCCTTCGCGTAGATGGCATCGTAGGTGGTCAACAGGTCGGCTGCGCAGAACTTCAGCCCCTTGTTCCCATCCCAGAACACTTCGCCCGTCGCGAGAATGCGCGCGGGGTCACGGATGAGCTTGAGCACTCCGGCCGTGCCTCCGTATCCACGGATGCTGATGATTGACGACGGAACGTAGGTCAACGTCCCTGTGAGGTACGTGGTAACGGACAGACCTGGCTCGGTGCAGCCGCCCATCGTTCCGTTGGCTGCCGTCGCCGCCATGCAAGCCCGAAGGGACTTGATGTCAACGAGCGCGGCATTGAGCTGAGTGGCCAGCGCGGTGACGTCGACCTTGATGGCGCTGATGTCCACGACAGCGGCATTCAACTTCGTGTCGACGGCGCTGATGTCCACGACGGCGGCGTTCAACTTCGTGTTCGTGGCGCTGATGTCCACGACGGCGGCGTTCACCTTCGTGTCCGTGGCGCTGATGTCCACGACGGCGGCATTCACCTTCGTGATGATGTTGCCGATGTCTGTAACGCACAGGTTGATCCCTGCCCTGTTGGCGTTGGCAAGCGTCGCCAAGATCGACTGATCTGGGGACGCGTAGGCAGCCGAGGCGGGAGAAACAGCAGTCGCTGCCGAAACAGCAGTGGCCGTGAGCGAAACGGCTGCGGTGGCCGTCGGCGTGACAGCGCCCGTGGCCGTCGGCGTGACGGCACCCGTGGCCGTCGGCGTGACAGCGCCCGTGGCCGTCGGCGTGAGCGTGGGTGTAACGGACGTCCCGACGGTAACGGCCGAAACCGTCACAGCCGTGTTGGAGACGTCGAGCAACACCGAGAGGATGTCGCCAAGCGGCGCTTGCTGGCTGGCGTCGGAGCCTTTGCCGAGAATCCCGGTGTTGTACTGGTCGCGGACTGTGGTGGACTTCGTGGTGGTATCGTTGAGGGCCATGGGTTATTTCTCCTGGGCGTTGGTGTTGCCAACCGTCGACTTGAACGGGAGCGCCTTATCGTGGGGCGGCATCACGGACGCGGCCGTATTGACCTCTTGGGTCGTCGGCTTGTAGGTCCCGTGCTTGGCGTCGTACTCTTTGATCGCGGTTCTTTCCTCGGACATGTCGATCTCCTCAGCTCCGTTTGAACGGGAGCGATCTTTCGTTGGCGGCCTTGATGCTCGCGCCTTCGAGTTGCGGCTTCTCGGCCTTCGCCATCGCGGAGGCCCCCCTCCCGCCGGTCTTGCCGTCGGGTGCGGTGAATGCGTGATCTTCGCGAATGGTTCCGGCCGCACGGCCGAGTTCCAACGCGCGTCGTCTTCCTGGTGAAAGTGCTGGGCTCATGTGCGTTTCCTCGGGGTAGCCGTGAACAGCAACGGGTTCTTCGGAATAGGAAGATCGGGCAGCCTCTGATGCGGCACCGTGATTTCCATCGATGATCCGCTCTGCCTCACGACCAATGCGGGCATCTGGTCTTCCAGCGGCTCATCCTTCTCAGGCATGAATCGCGGATCCGCGGGCGGAGTGGTCCGGCTCAGGTCCGTGTTCACTGTCCCTATGGACGACTCGCTGCGGAGACGGTTTTTCAGGTTGCCCGACATTACTCGCCTTCGGGCTCCTCATCGGTTTCGGTCTCGGCATACGGCGGCTCCTCGCCCTCTCCGCCTGCCTCTTCCTCGCCAGAGCTTTCGCCCTCTCCGCCGTCTTCCTTCATCTTGCGGACGGCCCGGCACCAGCCGACAAAACCATCGACGTCTTCGAGCTCGAGCGCTTCGCCGAGTGCGCGGAAGTCCTTCTTGCCGGCCTCTTCGGTCCAGTCGCAGAAAGCATGTACCTTCTCCGACTCGACGCCTTCGGTCTCCTCCAACTGCTCGACGCCCGCCTTGGGCTGGGCATCGGAGCCGGTGCGGAATTCGTCGATGATCTCGTTCAGCGTCGCGACCGCGGGCTTGAGCGCCTCCGTCATGGACTCGACGGTGTGCTCTTCCTGCTCGTCGCCTTCGTCCCCGCTCTCGTCGCCTGGCTCTTCGGCTTCGCCGTCGGCAGCCGCGTCCTCCTCGTCTCCCGGCTCGTCTTCGAGCTCGGTCTGGGACTTCTGGAGCAACGATTGCAGATGCTTGGGGTTTACAGCGCTGGTCATGGTCGTGTGATCTCAAGGTCGCCGAAACACGACAACGCCGCAAGGCGCGCTTGACGTGGGCCGCATGAAAGGCGCACGATGTATCCACCATGCGAACCAAACGTCTACCCCGGCACGTCGTTATCAGAATTGCAGGCTCGTCGGATGCAGACCCGCGAACTGTTCAGAAATTCTGCGATGGCGACGAAATACGGGGCGCGGTCAAGGAACGCATCGAGAAGGCGCTCGCTGCGGCGGGCATCAAGGTCGTGGAGCCGGACGCGCCGGAGGGGAAGAACTCATGAAGAAGCCAGACACAGACCTGCAATCTAAACTCGGTTCCATTCGCCGAGAGATGGCGATGAAGCTCCAACACGCGATCGATTGGAATCTCCGCCCACTAGTAGCCAAGTTGCACATAACCGAAGTCGCAGCGAAATTGGGGATACGAGATCCCAGCTACGCAATCGATATGTTTATCGACGCACGTGTTCGACTCGAAGACAGATGGCCAGTCGGCGTAGACGCAGAGGACTTCTTCAAAAGCCTGCTCCTCGACCACCCAGAGCTGTTCCATCTTACTGACGAGGTTTTGGCCTCACAGCGCTTTGTTCGAGCTTTCACTGTCGAGAACAAGCTCGCACTGGTCCGTCGTGCAAAGCGAAGATGGCCGAAGTTAGCCTCGCGGTGCCAGAACATGCCCCGAAAGTCGAGGAGGTAGTCTCGGCAGAAAACTACGCTGTCGCCCGGCAGACGATGTCGTACCCGTCGCGCCCGTCGTTCGGGTCGAACGCCTGCCCCGTGCGGATGTCCCTCGAATCAGCATAGCCGAGCCAGCGCAGCTCGGTTTCCAAGTCGCGCATCGTGAAGCCAGCCAGCTGAAGGCCGCCCGAGTTCACCTCGATGACCATGATGGGTCGGCATCGCATGAGAGTTCCGCGTGCGCCCCGCAGGGCCCGCACCTCGTGGCCCTCGACATCCCACTTGATGAGCGCGGGCGACAGTCGCAGGCTATCGAGGGTCACAACATCGACGAGCACGCCGCCCTTGGCGTCGATGTTGCTGGCTCCGACGTTCGGATCGCGTCGCATGCTCAGCGCTGCAGCGCGGTCGGACAGCCCGCAGTTGTGCAGCACGATGTTGTCCAAGCCATTGCAGTTCTGCCGGAGGCATTCGAACGACTCCGGCTGCGGCTCGAAGGCATGCACCGTTCCTGCCTTCGTCGCATAGGCCGCCGTGTGGTCGCCCAAGGATGCACCGGCGTCGATGACGACCGAGCCCGGTGGTATCAAGTCGAGCACGAGCGGAATCAACTTCGTGATGTCAGCCCCCAGGCAATGGTACTGCTCTATCCAGCGGGACAGGTGTGTGTCGTCCTGCAGGATTGCGATCTGCTGCTCACCTTTCTTGCCGGGGATGATTCCAGGGGTGTGAACGATCATTGCATCACCGTCCTTGCTCCATCGAAGTCGAAACGGAACCGAAGCTCCTTCAGGCCGGCTGCCTCCATGGCAACCGCCAGCTTTCTCCGGTCCTTGGCGTAGCAGAGCAGGAACCCGCCGGCCCCCGCGCCCACCAGCTTACCCCCGGTGGCGCCGTTCTTTCGCGCAAGCTCGTACCACTCGTCAATCTGTGGATTCGAGGCGCCGGCGACACGACTCTTCTTGAATCCCCACTGCTCGTGAAGGATCTCGCCGAACTCCTCTGTCCTGCCGGCCTCGAGTGCGGTTGCGGTAGCAACTCCAAGCTGCTTCACCCGATGCAGGTTCTCGATCATGGAGGCGTCGCCCGTCTGGGTGCGAACGTTCTGGTCTTTCAGAATCTCGCTCGCGCTGTGAACGTACCCGGTGAAGAAGAGCGCCAAGCGGTCCTCGAGGTCATGCAATGTCTGACTGCTCAGACCGAGCGGGCGCACATGAACGCTCTCGTCCGAGTGGAACTCGTACTTTGAGATGCCCCCGTAGGCCGCAGCGTACTGATCTTGCTTGCCGACGGCCGTGGCGAGAAGGTCGATCTCGATCTTGCACGCCATCTTGGCCGCTGCCTCGGCTGTGATGTGCTTCCGCTGGAACGCACTCAGGGCCTTCACCAGCGCGACGGTGAAGGTTCCCGATGACCCGAGCCCGGTCCCCGCCGGGACGTCCGCCAGCGAGACGAGCTCGACGTTGCACGGCTCCGGCATGAGCAAACCGAGTGCCGCGCGGACGATTGGGTGCTGAACATCTTTGATCTGGTCCACGTGCTCGATATCGGAATACTTCAGGTAGATACCGTCGCGGAACGGTTGCATGACCGAGACGTAGACGTACTTGTCGATCGTGGCCGCAATCAACGAGCCGCAGTGCTGCCGGTAGTACGATGGCAGGTCCGTGCCGCCACCACCGAGGGTGATCCGAAGGGGGCTTCTGACGATGATCACAGCGTGTACCCGGCTTTCACTGCATCGTCGCGGAACATCCGCACGGTCTCCAGGGAATACTCCGACAAGTCCTTGCCCACGAGAGGTAGCTTGCGGAGGATGTCGGGCGTGACTGTGATGATGTGGCAGCCGACGGCGTCCGCCTGGAAGATGTTGAGCAGCTCGCGCGTACTGGCCCAGAGCAACTCGACGTTGGGCAGAGATCGTAACGCCAATGCGGCCGAAGCCAAAACCCCCGCTGGGTCTCTCCCCGTGTCCGCGATTCTCCCTGCGAATACCGACACGATGGCATCGGCCGCATTCGCATAGGACAAAGCGCTGCCCGCGTCTACAACCTGGCCGAACGTGGTCAAACCCGTGACGTTGAGCTTGATTCCATCGCACGACAGCCTCCGGATGATGGGCCCCGTCGAGGCGCCCTCGGTGTTCGTGATTGGGATCTTCACATAGACATTCTTGCCCCAGGCCGAAATCTTGCGGGCCTGGCGCTCCATCCCATCAAGATCGTCTGCCAGCACTTCGAACGATACGGGCAAGCCGGGACACACCCGAAGCACCTTCCGCGCCCACTGTTCGTAGTCGGTCACGCCATCTTTGCGCATGAGCGACGGGTTCGTGGTGAATCCCTTGATCACGAAAATGTCGTACAGATTCCCCATGGTCTTGAGGTCGGCGCCGTCGGCGAATATCTTGATCTTGAGAGATTCCAGAGTGGGTATCATGGGCGTTCTCTTTTTCATGATCTCATCACATCCAATCTACAGCATCGAGCAAACTGTGGCAGGTGATGACCGGCCCGCGTGGCGCCGTTTCACCATAGTTCCCGGGCATCCAAATGGCCACGCAGCCAGCGGCTCGACCGGCTTCAACGTCGCGCCACCTATCTCCCACCATGTAGCTCCTAGCCAGGTCTACGCCGTGCCGCTGCGCCGCCTCCAATAGCATTCCGGGCTTCGGCTTGCGACAGGCGCACCCATCGGCATCGTCGTGGTAGCAGACCATCACGTCGTCGATCGGCAGCACCAGTCGCATTATCGCGTGCATGTGCTCCACTACCTCTCGCGCGAGCGTCCCGCGTGCGACGTCGGGCTGATTGGTAACGACGATGTTCAACATCCCGAGTGTTCTCGTCTTTTGCAGCGCATCTACAACTCCGGGTAGCATCGTGAGTTCGGCCACGGATTGCGCGCAGTACGGCTTGCCATCCCTGACCAGGGCGCGGAACACAACGCCGTCGCGGTCGAGGAACAACGCCGGCCGTCCGCTCATCGCTGGCTTTCCCACTTGGCGTCGCATTGTTTCAGCTTCGGGTGCGTCACCAGCAGGTGCAACACAACCGACTGGAACGCTTCGGTCAGGGGGGTGACGTGGTCCGGGTTCACCGTGGGCACCAGGACGCACACGTCGGCGCACCTGGCTGTGTATCCCCCGTCGCGCCCGACAATGCCGAGCGTGGTCGCTCCGGAGTGCTTGGCGTATTCAACTGCAAGCGCCAGATTCGCGCTCACATTCCTGTCGATATCACCTCCCCCAACCGAAAGAACGAGAACTGCGTCTTTCGTCTGTAGCCGGCTGACATTAAACCATTCAGCAAAAACGCTCGCCCATCCTGTGTCGTTCGTATGGGCCGTCAGCTCGCTCACATTGTCCGTGGGAGCGTAGGCTTCGATCCCCGCCAGTTTGCGGAAGTCATTCACAGCGTGTGAGGCGTTGGCCGCGCTCCCGCCAATTCCGAGGATGAACAGCCGTCCGCCCTGAGTACGAACAGCCGCGAGCGCATCTACCATGGATTCAATCGGCCCCTCATCAATTGCCATGGCCACGTCGACCACCTCGTTGAGAAACTTCCCGACAAACGTCATAGGCTCACTGCTCCTTTTTGCTTGATGTCTTCCAGTGCAGACGTGATGTGCTCCTCAACGCCGCGCTTGAACCCTTCAATCCACTCGTACTCGCGCACTTTCTTGATGTACTCGAAACCCGTTCGCGCGTGAGCTTCCTTGATTTGCGCCAGTCGAATCCTAGCCAGGGTTTCCTTTGGTCTGGAGAGAATTCGCACTCGCACAAGCGGCTCGTCGGGGCGCAGGATGAACATCCCGCGCGTCCAGTCAGCACCGGGGCCAGCAGACTGAACGTCAACCATCGGCGCGTGAGGGCACCCGCTGCGAGACTCTTGGATTACCACGCGGCACGTTTCGGCGTCGCGAGAGTGCAGGTCGCAGTAGCGGACGAGCATGTCTCGAAGCTGGATAGCGGTCATCACTTCGCCCTCTTTGACTTCGCCGCACGCGCCGGCAGGTTCCACGCTGCATTGATCAACCTCAAAATAGCCCCAATATTCAGGGCGGTTATCTGCGACCCGAGTTGCAACTCAATCATCGGACAGCCATCTAGGCAGATCGCCGCCGGGAACCCGGACGAATCACGCGAAACGGTCCATTGCTTGGTAGTCTTCATCGCGCGCCCTCCGTGGCGCCGGTCTTCATGGCAACGCCTCCAATGCACGGAACTCTACGAGCCCGGCGATGGACCCGATCTCATAGAAGCGCTCGTGCACTTCGTGGGCCGCGAGCCGACCCCGCTCAAGCAGGCTATGATAGACATCGGCCAGCGCCAGCCGCTCCCTGTTCAGCACTCCGCCGAAGGCCTCACGCCGGAACACGCCAAGGCCGTAGTCGATGTGCCGCATCTCAGGGGCTCCGCCTGGCTTGAAGTAGCGCCGAATCGCCCCGCCTTCGAATTCCACGTTGCTTTCGTCAAACTTGCCGTCGTTTTGGTAGACCGTCATCAATGCCGGCTTACCCGCGGCCTGGAAGCTGCGGTACACGGCCTCGTAGTCACACGTCAGGTAGGAATCACCGTACATGACAAAGAATTCCTCTCCGAGCAAGTCCAACGCTCGGCAGACGGCCCCGCCTGTGCCGAGCGGATATTCCCCGTCGTGCGAGTAGCGCACTCGCAAACCGAGATCCGCCCCATTCCCGATGGCCTCTTCGATCTGCCAGCCAAGATGCCCCACGCACAACACGACCTCGGTGATGCCCCGCGAGTGCAGCATCCGAAGCTGATGCTCGATGAACGGTTTCCCCCGCACGTTCAGCAGGGACTTCGGTACCGTCTCGGAGATCGGCCGCAGCCGGGTCGCCAGACCTCCCGCGAGAATTGCCACCGGTGGTAGTTTCATGGCTACACTATGGAGACTTCATGTTAGCATGTCAACCATGCGCATCCTGGTGCTCGGATTTCCACACACTCAGACCACTGACCCACGCGATGAGAACCTCGTCAACCTGTGCCCGTTCACAGAGCAGACATGGTATTTCGCCAAGATGATGGCCGACCGCCGTGACCCGGACGGCAAGCCCTCGCACGAGGTCATCCACATCGGCATGCCCGGAAGCCAGCCGCCCGATGGAGTCGAGCACATCGACGCCATGCCGCAGGAGTGGTGGGACATCCTGTACGGCTGGAAGAAGCCAGAGGCCCCGTTCATCCTCTGCCGTGAGCACGCCTACTCCAAGCAGTGGGATATGTACGAAGAGAACGTGAAGAAGATTCTGCTCGAGCGCGGTGGTGCGCCCTACTCTTCAATCGTCGCCTGCCTGTGGGGGCATCAGGGCTGCGTGAAGGACGTCCCGCAAATCGTCGTCGAGTGCGGCATCGGGTCGCCCTACGCGCACGCGGTATTCCGGGTGTACCTGTCGCATTCCTGGCGGCATTTTCATGAGGGCATCGAGCAGAACTACGGCGGCGACAAGTGGTGGCGCCAGGTCATTCCGCTGCCGCTCAACCTCGACTTGTTCGGACCGGCTTTGTCCACGGCCGAGAAGCTGAACTTCTTCATGGTCCAGACCCGCATGCTTGAACCGAAGGGCGTCCGATGGGCGATCCAAGTCGCACGCGAGCTCAAGACTCCGATCTTTCTCACCGGCCGCGGTGACGCCTCCAGCTTCGTCGCGGAATGGCCGGAAGGCTGCAAACACATCGGCATGACCTCCGCCAAGGTCCGCCGCGAGCTCATGCAGAAGGCGAAGGGCCTGTTCAGCCTGAGCCGCTACGTCGAGCCCCTGGGTGCCGTGGCGATTGAAGCTGCAGCGTCTGGCTGCCCGGTCATCTCGACCGACCTGGGCGGCTACACCGACACCGTGGTGCACGGCTACACCGGCTGGCGGGTCAACACGTTCGAGGAGTCGGTCTGGGCGGCTCGCAACCTGCTCGGGCAGACGCCCGGTGTCCCCCCGATCGATCCGAATGTCTGCCGCCAGTGGGTGGAGCGGAACAACACATTCGAGATCGTCGGCGCGGCATATGAGGACTACTTCACGTCGCTCCTACACCTGACCTCTGGAAAGGGCTTCCTCGATGCGGCTCCGGCGCTCACACGTAGAATGCTGGGCAGGGCGTTTCGGGACTACTCGATGTTCGGCGGGCTCTAGCGTTTGTCCGAGATACGTGTCTTGACTTTTCGCTGAGCGAGAATCGGTCCGTGCTTTTGGGGCGGAACTCACGGACCGATTGCCGTTGACATCCCCCCTTCGCCCAGTCGTGCGAAATATAACGCGCCTATTATTCTAACGGCAGCTTTAGAACTGGTCAGCGCTGGACGTCTTGAGCAGGTGCTACAAAAGATGTAGCGGCAGATGACCGGTGGCATCATCTGGCGCCCCGCATCCCTGACCACACTGCGCAATTAATGGCCGAACCGGCCAACAATTGCCGACCGCGTTGCTCGCTAGGCGGGGACGCGACGGCCGCCCTTGAATCGCCAGCCTGGACGCCCCCACGCCTTGCGCCAGGGCATTATTGTGGCCCTGTCGTTCGGTCGATTCGGGGGGAATTCCCACGTCTTCCCTACGAGCGCCTCCGGCACTCTGGTCTCGCCTTTGGCATCCGGGAATGGTGCAGTAGCCGGCATGGTAAAAACGCCTCCAGGCGGGGCTACTTGACCCGCTAGCGCGATGCTGTCGACAGATACCCGACTGTCCAACGGGGCTCCGTCGGGACCGCAGAACTCGGTCCACTGTTGCTCCAGCCCGGGCGACTCCTCGGCGATCTCTTTGATGCCCTCTGAATGCGTCGCGTTGATGGCCCAGGCGCATTCCGTCCTGCCTATCCGTTCGGCCTGCCAGAATTCATCCCTGATGACTCCGTGAACTCGGTTGATCGCGCCGTCGAGCGTCTCCCCTGATGTGAGCGACGTCGCCAAGGCTTCCTGGGTCTTGTCGATGGTGTCCATCCCATACCGCAGGATACTCGTCTTGTGCTGGCGCAGGAGTGAACTCCGGCTCTTGTCGATGACTCCGGAGAACCGGGCCGCTTCTTCGATAGGCAGCACCGGCGAATGCCCAGCGAAGTGTGTCTCCAGCTTCTTGTAGCTGCGCACGAGCGTGTGCAGGGATTCTACCTGCGCCTCCCGGCTGGCTGCGCTGAGCGTGCCGAGTAGCTGGTCGTCGATGTAAATCTGCCCGGCCTTGAGCTGGGCCAGGGCCATGCTCAGGTGATGTGCAGTGAACGTGGCCGAGCCCTTGCCGAGGCGTTCGAGCTTCGCCAAAACCTCGGCCGCAGACTTCTCGAACACGTGCTTCATGCGCTCCGCGGCGCCGCGGTCTACGAGACGGTCGAGTATCTTACGGTGCGCGTTGATTACGCTTTCGTAGAGGGATGGGGGCATGCGGCCACTTCCTCGACTTCAAGCAAAAGCACGGCTTCCAGTGCTCCGCTACACCTGCGCTCCCATTCGCGCTCGAGTCTGGCAGCCTCGACGTTCGCCTCCGCCTCGGTGGTGAAGGTGAGAAGGCTCTGCGCGAAGGTCTCGATATCCCCTCGCTTGCAGACTGCCGGCCTGTAGCGCACGCGCTTCACGGCCCTCTCGTCCATGTGACGTTTTCGTCGGCGATTCGGTACGCGAAGTGGAACCCGACCGCATAGAACACGCCGAGCTCTGGCAGCACGAGGCGCACTTCCGTCTCGACGGGTTCGCCAACCGGCATGTAGTAATGGTCCAGAGCCCGCAGCTTGACCTTGTCGGATGCGTCGAGTGGAGGTCTCTCGTTCACGACATCACATCTCCTTCTCTTGTCTCGCCTTGCTCGCCTGGCTCAACACCATTCTCGCAAATCGGTCCGGGTCAGGTGCTGGTGGAAAGTGATACGTCTTCTCCTCATGTGGCGCAATCGTCAGGCCGAACAGGTTCAGGAAACGTTCGAACAATCCGCGATTCAAGACGCCCTCCCTCTCAGACGCACGCCGAGGTAGTTCATGGTCTCCGCCAGCGTGGCGCCCGAAACCTCGCCGAGCACCTGGGGGACGCCGTCGCTGTCCTGCCAGACTTCGGATTCCGCATCCGCCTTGCCTTCCCGATAGCCTCGGCAGAAGTCCTCGCATTCGGCGATAGCCTGCGCGGACTCCTCGGGCGTAAGCCGCACGAACTCGCGGAAGAAGCGATCGACGCTCGGGATGGTACTCAGCTTCGGCATGGGGTCAGCCTTTCGCGTTCTGGCCTGGCATCGGCTCGGGTTTCTTGCCGTCGCCCAGTTCGCGTTCGCGTTCGTGAACAGCATCGTGGCACACAGCACACAGAACGTGCAGCGCGTCCAGCTTACTCACGTGCCCCAGGGCGATCCCCTTCTTGAGATCCTTCCGGTTCCTCGCCCCCTTGTCGGCGGCGATCTCCTCCGGGTGGCCGCTGATGTGGTCGATCGTGATGTTCCTCTTGGGAGATGGGCAATCCACGTTTGAGCATGCCCATCCGCCCTTTCTGAACACCCCCAGCACAAGACTTGGCCGCAATCCACCCTCACCGTTGTTCTGGAGAGTCGCACCCGCAGCCTTGGCCTCTCGGCGTAGCTTCAGGAGCGCGGCCTTCTCTTGGGCGTTCCACTTCGGTTTTCCCTCCTGCTGTGGATGACGCTTCCCGTTGGCGTAGTTGATACTGGTCTGGCTCATGAGGTGATTCTACTCCCTAGGAGTGAACTCGGCGGTGATTGTGATAGACGACGGCATCGCGAGTATGTCGGACCAGAAACGATTGCGTCTGCTGTTCACGCCCCTCCGGACCCTTTTTCGTTTTTCCAACGTGGGTTTTAGGTGGCCGCTCCGTGTCCGCGTGCGCTTGCTCATGCCTAGTCCGCGACCTGACGCAGCCCCTCGGGCCTGTACTCCCGCTGCCGTTTCACCTCGTAGAATCCTCTGGGCAGCTCGAGTCGGGTGTGCTCCTCATGGTCGAGAACGACCATTGCCTTCACGTCGAGATATCGGTTGAGCATCTTCTCGTCCATGAGCAGCATCGCATCCATCGATGCGATAGCATGCGCGTGCCCTGTGGCTTCTCCGTGAGCCAGAACAATCCGCCCGGACTCGCGTGCGACCTCGCTCAACCCATTGACTCTCTTGACTGACGTGATCAGAACATCCCCTTGTCGGAACATGGTCTTCTTCATTTGGTCTCCTAGCTTTCGATCTGCGGTTTGTAGTCCTTGGCTTCTACGCCGAAACTCCAAGCAACGGCCTCGTGTGCCGTCTTGATTGTCGGCGGTACTCTTAGAAAATATGGCTTAAACGACCCGTCAGGTTCTGACGTCGAGTTCAGCACCCGAACCATCACCAACGTCTCGTCGCCAGGAATCTCCTTGCGGTAGAGCGTACCGAAGCTGTCCGTGTGTACTGGCTTCGCTCCGCTGTCTTGCAGATAGCGGGCTTCCCCGTACAGTTCAAGCATCACCCTGCGCACTTCCGTATTTGGCTCCGCATCGACTTGGGACACTGTGATCTTATCCCGCTGTTCGATTACCGTCCATGGTACGCGCACCCCGTGGACTGCGTACAGCGCGGAGCCATCTCGCCATCGACAGAACGGACCAGTAGTGCAGTGGGGTCGGTTCTGCTCATCGACGAGAAGCACTTCTGGGCGATCCGATACAATGCAGAATTTGGCGTGTGTGTATCTCGGGCCAGCGTGCACCGCGGCCTTTTCGTAGTGTTCCCATGCGGAATAGTCGATTGGCAGTTCGGCGACGTAGCGAAAAAAACTCAGAAATGCTACCCACCCCGACCATTGATTTCCACCATTGGCCATTCGCCATGCCTTTGTGGCACATTCGAGCATGCCGCGACGATGTCCTGGAAGAATCCGTTCTGCGAGGTCGCTCATGTCACGTTCTGAGCAGCCTCCGAGTCTGAACCACTTAGCGCCGCGGGTGGCGACGCGGGTGGCGCCGTAGGTGGCGTCGCTGGTGGCGACGTGGGTGGCGTCGTCGGTGGCGCCGTCGGTGGCGCCGTAGGTGGCGTCGCGGGTGGCGACGCGGGTGGCGCCGTAGGTGGCGTCGCTGGTGGCGACGTGGGTGGCGTCGTCGGTGGCGCCGTAGGTGGCGCCGTGGGTGGCGCCGCTGGTGGCGTCGCGGGTGGCGACGTGGGTGGCGTCGTCGGTGGCGTCGCTGGTGGCGTCGCTGGTGGCGTCGCGGGTGGCGTCGTCGGTGGCGCCGTAGGTGGCGTCGCGGGTGGCGACGTGGGTGGCGTCGCGGGTGGCGACGTGGGTGGCGTCGTCGGTGGCGTCGCTGGTGGCGTCGCGGGTGGCGTCGCGGGTGGCGCCGTAGGTGGCGTCGTGGGTGGCGACGCTGGTGGCGTCGCGCTGATGCCAGATCCAAGATGCGAACCCAGATGCAAACCGCGCAACGAATGGCGATGGCACGAATACGATCCGATGTTCGGGCGGAGGCTCAAGCCCCGCAGCTTGATACATCCCGACGATTGCCGCTTTCATCTGTGCGCGGTCATCATCGTCCATCGGCTTTGTGGACATCGCATTGGCGATCCATTTGTTTTGCCATTCGGGGAAACGCGCCTTGTGCTCTGGGAGGAGCGTGTACTTCTTCTTCGAGTTGGTCATGGCTCTATTGTTGTCCGGTTTCGTTGGTTTTATCCTTCGATGCGCTTGATGAGGGCACGCGCATCCTTGACGAGTTGCGATTCCTCGACCCACTCCATGTCGGCAGCGTATTCCGTCATCTTTGTCAGCAGGTCCAGCAGCTCAGGCGCCGCCATGACCAACCTCCGCGTCTCGTCGAAGGCGACATCCTGCCCATTGGCTTCGACTGTTCCACCGCTGCTATCTTCCGTCCATGGCCCGGGGTGCTTCACAGTCCTACCACCCTCTCTCGAGTGATTTGTTGACCTTCCAGGTCCGGTACAGCTGGCCGGCGCCAACAAGCGCCAGCGCGGCCACCGCGATGCCCACCGGGACGGTCAGAGGCAGCGTGACGACCCACCACGACCAGTCGATCGTGTGGCTGCGTTTCAGGATGAAGAGCACGTCCAATGCGGCGGACAACGCCAAGAGGAGTGAGTACGTCCATCGGTCGCTCACGATGGCACCGCCCCAACAATCTTGTCCGCCCCGGGCCCGCGGCGAAACTCCGCCACAACGTAGCTCGGCAGCTTGGCGCACATGCTCTCCAACTCGGGCGAGCACGCCCCGCATGCGTACAGGGTCGGAAGATGGACAAAGTTTCGCTGGACGTTGCCGGCCGAGCGAAAGCGGACAAACGGAATACCGCCCTGGTGTTCGGAAGCAATCTGCACCGCGAGGGCCGGCTGGTCCTTCTCGAAGTCCTCGGTGGGCCAGAACAGGTGAGCCTCCATGACGGCGGGCTGCTTGCACTTGTTGCACATCTGGGCGCCGAGAACGTGATTGCGCCACACGTCTTGCGCCGTCGTCTGGCCTCCGAATAGCTTGGTCCGGTGGATTCGGTCAGCCTTTGTTTGCGATGCTTGTCCCATTGGTCTCCTTTGCCAGTATCCTCTTGGAGCTCACCATGGCGTGGCAAGTGCTGCACGTAACCGTGGATACGAGATATCCATCTATGACGCTGTGGCTATCCCAGACGTGCTTGTGTTCGCACCCCATCCTAGCCGACCGCTCCAAGTTCTCATTGCTGCTTACCCGAGCTGCGGCTAGAACTGCTTCCCACGTGTTGTCGTTCACTTCCAAACGTGCATCCGTCGGGTTAATGTACCCGTCGTTGCAGCTGTCTGCGTACTTGGCCAGGACAACTCTCACGTCTTCAGGCACGCCAGTTGACGGAATGGGTATCCATCCCGGTCCGCACTTCGCCTCGAGCAGAAACGCTGGAATGCGGATGCGAATACCGTTTGCTGAAATTGCCATTACTTACCCTCCTCTTCCATCCTCATGCCGAAGCCGTCGTTCTTCTTTGGCGAAAAACCGAAATGTTCGGCCATCGACTTGATCCTCGCGCGGAGTTTCGCTTGCTCCTCAGTCGGTAGCGCGCAGATATATTCCTCCCGCTGTGCCGGTGGCATTCTGCTCATCTTCCTGAGTTCTTGTAACATCTCGCGCGTGATTGGCGCTCTGCTGATTATCTCATCCAGCTGCGCCGGATCCGCGCCAAAGAACACCCCTTGCGCCCTGAGTTTTCTCGCGAAGCCTTCCAGCTCATCGGCGAGTGCGTTCAGCGAGTCGGAAACGGTTGTGTTGCTCATGGTGCTACTCCCGGTCACCATTGCCGGCTTACCCATATGGAAGAATGCCGCTTTGGCGCCGTCCACGGCCTTCTCTAGGCATTCCAGGCAAAGATGCGCTGTTCTTGTAGTTTCCTCCTCTGGCAATACCCCGATAGTCACGGTCACTTCCACATCTCGTTCGCACGAAGAACAGTTGTTGGCAACATATCCACGCCCGAATCTGGACACAATTAGATCCACTTCGTCCTCGGTGCAATTCTCCGTATCAAGAGCCATCAGACGGCGGACTACTTCCGTGTCTCCATCGCCGTGGATATCCACCCACTTCGCTGGCAGTTCGCGTATCAGGTTGCGCTTCGTCGTCGCGTACATTCTTGGCACACATTCGGTCTTCACGTTGGTGTTTGGCATGATCCTATTGTTGTCCGCCCGTGGCCGTTTTAGCGGAGGGAAGTGCAAGCGCCTGCCCTACGGTCTGCCCCGGATAGCTTTCACGCCAGTGCTTCGGGACGCCGAGGTCGTAATTGGTTGGCCAGACCGCCAGTACATAGCGCGCGGCAAGGACGACGTACTCCAGCTTTCGCCGCGCCCCGGCCCGATATCGGTCGCGCCAATTGGTAGATGGGTCGAGCCAGCACGCGAACGCCTCCGCCCACGCCTCGTC